CTTACTCATGGTCGCTGGGCTTCTCGCCGTTGATGGGGCCGGGGTCGGCGGCGTTCTCCATCAGCTCAATCATGCCCTGATAGTCCTTTGCATTCCACAGGGCGGCCAGGGCCTTGACGTTACCCTGGCGCTTTCTGATCCAGGCGTTAAATTCGTCGTTTTCCGCGGCCAGATCTACGCCGTCGCCCAGGGCTGCCCAGTCAGGCCGGAAGGCCGCGGGCAGATTTTCCGCGCCGATGTCCACCGCCCTGCCGTGGCGGATGTTGTTATGTACCATGCTGCCGCCTACACCCACATCTACATCGTTGGCGTTGGCGATCGCGTAGCAGGCGGGGGTGAGTTCGTTCCAGTTGATGTTTTTCATAATAGACTTCCTTTCTTTTATCCAGCGATCCCGCTGTTGATTACTGTTCTGGGGCAAGCAGCCCGGCCAGCTCCTGGTACTCCTCCGGGGTGAGCCGGTCGGCGGCCAGGTAGACATCCATCTTCTCCTGGAGGCCATCGGTTCGGTTCTTCTGGATGAGCAGCTTGCAGAGGTTATATACGGTTGTCATGCTATCTCCTTTCTCATGTGGCAACGGTGGCGGTGGTGGTGAGTTCCAGCATGCACAGCCGCTCCTCATGGTCGGCCAGCATGTCCAGGGTGACGTCCTCCTCAGAGGGCGGCTGGGGCTCCGGCTCCGGCTCTGGAGGCCGCTCAGTGGGCGTGACACCCACCAGCCTGCCCTCCTCAATCTGGAGGTCACACCAGCCATAGGTCGCCCACACCGCGTCATGGAGGTGGGCGGGCACCTCAATCCAGCCCTCCAGCCAGCAGGCGCGCCGCCCGCTCTGGCTCTGGATGGGATGCTGTCCGGTCTCCAATGGGTCGATTTGGATGATGGTCATAGGTGGCCCCCCTTTCAGCCGATGGCAAGGTAATAATATTTGTGTCTTTTGTCGTTTCTCTGAGCGTTTGCATGACCAGTAGCATACCACGTTATAGTCTTACCGTCTGATGACTTCTTTGCATAACTGCCGGAAGGGTCACCAAAGCCTCTATACTGCTTAAACTGTGTCGTTAAAGCTCCTGTGTATATAGAATAGTAATTATCAGAGGTGACCCGCTCCCCTAAATTACTAGCGAAAAAACCATTATCGAGTGTTTCTTGCCAACCAATAATAAGCAACTTGGGGGCAAAGTCAAACGTCAGTGATGTCGGGTTACTGCCCCCCCATCCGGTTCCACTGTTATAATCTCCCGTCCCCACATAGCTTCCGGCGACCACTGTCGCTCTCGTTTTGATGAAATCCATATATGCCGCCACGCTTTTCCCATCCGGCATAAATACCGCTTCGGCCAAGGTCTGCGGGAAAATATCACAGTCCTGCCCCTGCATCCGCTCCACCCGGTACGGGTCAACAGGCAGCGCCAGGGGCGTCTTGGTGTATGTCCAGTTCCGGGTCTGATTCACCGCGCCGCTGGCCGCCTGCACGCTGGCCTTGATGGTGATCGCCCCTGCACCGGGGTCGAGCATGGACACGGGTATGGTGATCAGTTGGCCGCTGGTAGGTGTTAGCGTGCGCTCATGGCCGTTGATTATCTCTGTCACTGTGATGGGGCTGTCCGTATCGCTGGTTACAGAATACGTCACTGGTGCCTTGGCGGTGCCAAGATTACCGTCAGTGCCGGAGATAACGAGGGAGGATACAGGGATAATACTCACCACATTGGACACAGTGAGGCCGCCGTATACACCGGAGATACCGGCGGAGATACGATATTGCACGCTTGTCCAACCGGATTGCACCGTGTCGGTATAGGTCAGGTCGTCTCCTGCGTAAACCTGCGTCCAGCCTCCGGAATCCACCCTGCGCTCCAGTTTGTAGCTTTCCGCGCTGTCTGCGGCCTCCCAGGAAATATCGACCGCATGGCCAATCATGGCGGCACCTGGAACTGTGATGGACGGCACACCGGGAACTGCATACTTAAATACATAATAGTAGTTTCCACTAATTCCGTCTTTTGGATAGGTATTTTCGGATTCACTGGTCACATCTTCAATGTACACGCCCTTCTCTTTTATGGTCTTGACACCATAATAGACTGGATAGAAGATTTTCCCAGAGAGTGTATCAGGTATTCTATACGCCAACTTACCAGAGCTCGAAATCCAGCCTGCTGTTTTGTTAATTCCGTACGCTTCTTCCGCGTAATACACACCGTCTCCGGCCATGGCTCCATCAATGGCATATGGGTATTGAGCTGCGTCATTCTCCCTACTCATTTCAAGTGCGTTATTGAGGGTATATTTCCCACTCACAGCGCTAAAGGAATAGCTCTTACCAACCCAAAAATTATTGATATCCCCTTGTTTAGGGGCATGCGCAGAGTGATCTTCCTCATATTTGACATTCAAGTTGTATTTTCCCCAGACATAGACCTGTGCCATTACCCCTCACCTCCTGTTCCTGTATAATCCGCCAGAATCAGGCCATAGAGCGTATTTGCCTTCCGGGAGGCCGGAGGCACCGCCTCCTCCACCTCATAGACTCCGCCGATATCAGGGAGCTGCTCACCTGGCACCTTGCCATCGGGCCCCAGCGTCGCCACCCCATTGGGCGCGCCCTTCTCGGAGGACTTGACGTACCCGGACAGGTCGATGCCCGCCATCGCCTCCTCCAGCTCCTCGTGGGTTACCCAGACGCCCGCCGGATACTCCAGCGAGACCGCCACCTCTCCGGTGACGCCGACGGCCACGGGGAAGCGGTGTACGTCCAGGCCCTCGGCGATGGGCGGCACCGGCTGGGCCCGGTCCCCCAGGGCGGCGTAGTAGAGCAGGGTGGGCGCGTCGTCGCCCACCTTGGCCATGATGCCGAACTCGGAGAGTGTGAAGCCCTCCTCCAGCCCGCCGCCCATGTCGTTGCGGTACTCCACCAGCATGGAGAGCTGCCCGCCGGCCACCTCGGGCTGGGTGCTGGTGGCCTGGGCCACGGGGTCAAGCAGGGCGGTGAGGGCCTTGGCAGCCTCGACGCCCTCCACAACGCCCCTTCCCACCCACACCTCGGTGAGGGCCAGCGTCTCACCCGCCGCCGCCCGGGCCAGCAGGCCCTCGCCGGCGGTAGTAATGATAAATCCGTACATGCTACTCCTCCTCCATGGGCGGAAGCGTGACCGCCCGAATGCCCCAGAGCCCGCCGCCCACCCGCAGGGTGGCCAGCAGCTGCGCCAGCTGATAGGTGAACCAGTAATCCAGGTGCGCCGGCTTAATCTCGTTGACAGCGGCCTCAATCCCGCCCACATCCGCCGGGACGCCGGCCAGCTCGGACAAAACAATTTCAAATTGATACTCCGCCGGGTGCTCGATGACCGAAATCTGGGACGGCTCGAAGCCAAAGGAGGCCACCACGCTGCGCAGCATCTCCGCTGTAGTGGCGCCCTGGCCCCGGAGCTTGGCCTTGATGCGGCTCCTCCGGTAGCTGTAGGGCCGGGTGCGGTCGGCGGGCAGCCCCACCCACTGCTCCCACAGGTCCAGCCCCCAGGTGGCGGTGTCCACCCAGAGCTGGGCCAATGTGTCCGACTCGGACACGCACAGGGCCCCGGCCTGCTCCCCCAGCACCCGCTCCAGCTCGGACACCTGCGGGCTGTCCTGGTAGTAGCGCGGCAGGCGGAACACCAGATTGCTCATGTCACGCTCACCTCCCCCAGTACAGGGATCTCCCCGGCCTGGATGGGCACGTCGGCGGTGCCGCCGTTGACGGTGAGGGAGGCGAAGTTCTCCACCCCCTCCACATTGAGCAGCAGGGCCAGCAACCGGTTATAGAGCAGCGTGTAGGGCTGGTCGTCGGCGGGCTTGTAGTACACCGTGCCGTACTTGCCCTCAATGAGGGTGTGCAGATAGCCCGCCAGTGCCGCCCGGAAGGCGTCCTGAACGGCTCCGGCCCCGGCTCCGCCGGTGAGGGAAACCTGGGCGGCCACTGTCACCTCCCGCTCCCCGGCCGCCGTCACCGTCACCGCCGCGCCGATGGGCCGCTCCTCCCCGATGTGGGCCTCCACAGCCTCCACAATCTCCTCCGAGGGCGCCCGGTCGTTGCTGTCCACCAGTGTGACGCCCACGGTGCCTGGCCCGCTGGGCAGCTCCACCACCTTGGCATTGCCTACTCCGGGGATCTCCATGGCCCACTGCCGGTATTGATAGCCGTTGCCGCTGGTGGGGGGCCGCTGCACCCGCTCCCGGATGCGGGCCAGCAGGGCGGGGTCGCTCTCGGCGTCCGTGCCGCCGGCCGCCGCCTCGCTCTGATAGCCCGTCAGGCCCGTCAGGTTGACGTACATCCGGTCGATGGCCCCGGCCTCCGCGTTGTAGGCGCTGCCCACCTCCGCGGCCTCCAGGCGGCCCCGGCCCGTCCCCTCCGGCCCCAGCGTCACCGCGGCCAGCAGGGTATAGGACAACCCGCCGGCCGTCAAAAACGCGGTGCCCTTGGGGATCACAAGCCCGGGGCGGCCGCTGAAAGAGATGTCGCAGTAAGCCCTTGTCCCCTCCCGGCGGGTGATGTTGTAATACTGACCGCCCACCAGGTCGATGTAGCCCCCGGAGCTCTCGTCCACAAACAGCATGGAGGGCACCCCCTCCAGGGCCCGGTACGCCTCGCTGAGCTGCTCGGCCACCGGCCCGGCCACGCCGTCGGCGAATCCGCCCGCCATGGCGCTCAGCCCCTGGCTCTGCCGGATGGCCGCCAGGATCGCCGCCTTGATGGCCTCCGGCGTCTTGTCCTCATACATGTATGCTCGCCTCCCCGTATACCGTGGTCAGGCTCACCCGCATCCGCAGGGTGGAGCCGTCGAAATCCACCACCTCGGCCGCGGCCCCGGTGATGTAGGGGCAGACGGTCAGCGCCTCCCGCACATACCGTACCGCCTCGCTCAGCCGGGTGTCCGCCCGGTAGGGCTGGCCCACCAGGCTCTCCAGCTCGCACCCGTAGTCCCAGGAGAAGGGGCTCCAGCGGTACCGCTCCGTGTGCAGCGCCCGCCAGGCCCAGCCCTTGACGGCCTCCAGCCCGGACGCCAGAACCGGCTCCCCGCCGGAGAAGCGCGGCACGCCCTTGTCGTAGTCCATGGCCACATCCCGGTAGAGGGGCAGCGCCTGGGCCGTCCCCTCCGGAGCGGTCGTCTGGAAGATGGGAAAAAGCTGCCTCATGCGAACACCGCCTTTTCCAAAATGTAGTAGTCCTGTCCGTCCGCCGTCACCAGCACCAGTAGCCGGTCGCCCGCCCGCAGGAGCTGGTCGCCGCCGGTATCCTCCGTCCAGGCGTAGTCCAGCCCGGGCGGCACGTGGAGCTCCGTCTGGTCCAGAGTGAGCCCTCCGCATACCACCCGCAGCGTCCCCTGCCCGGCCTGCTGCACCTGCCCAAACAGCCATCCGCCGGGGGCCTGCCCCCGCTCCGCCGGCCGGAGCAGCTCCGTCAGCCCTGCATATACGTCGTCCATAGATGCCTCCTTACGCGATTTCCCCTTGACATATAGTATTATATATGATACTATATAAGCGAACGAGGGGGAAAAGAGATGGAGCTAAAACTGAAAAAGCAGCCGCAGAAATACCTGGCCAGTGTGGACGCCCCGACCCGTAAAAAGCTCTATCGGGCGCTGGACAGCCTGTCCAGGCTGGAGGGCGATATCGTCCCGCTTAAAGGATATCAGAACCGATACCGCTATAAGATCCTGCATTACCGCATAACCTTTGAATGGGTCAAAGGTGAAATTGTCATCACCGTCATTGAGATCAATACCCGTACCAATATCAAGTATTAAGGGGGTTACCTTATGAACCAATCTCTATCCCCGGCCGAGCTGGAACAGCGGTTTGCCGAGATCAACGCGCGGGAGCCGGAGGAGCTGACGGCCGAGGAGGCCGCCGCTCTGGCCGAGGCCGAGGCCATGGACGACGGCAGCTCCGTCTCCCTGGACGCCTTCAAGGCAGAGCTGGAGGGGTACAGCGGGAAGCTGGTGCTCCGTATTCCCCGCAGCCTCCACAAGCACCTGAAGGAGGAGGCGGAGATCGAGGGCGTCAGCCTCAACCAGTATATGCTCTACAAGCTCTCCCGCTGAGCTGCGCATCCGCTCAGATTCATCCAAGCCGCCCCGGCCGGGGCGGCTTTTTTATAGCTCCCGCCCCGCCTCCACCTCATTGGTGATGCTGCGGAAATTGAGGGCCAGGCGGCAGAAATACTGCCCGTTTTTCCAGGTGTGGGTGTCGCTGTCAATCCAGCACAGCCCGGTCACGCCGGTGGTGTTGGCCCGCAGCAGCACCGCGCTGCCCGAGATCAGATCCGGATTGCCCAGGCACTCCACGGTCATGGTCTGCTGGAGGCCATTGTCCTCCAGGTACGCCTGGGCCTCCGCCCCGGCATCCTCGCCGTCCCGCTGGGTGAGGATGTGCTGGAACTGCCCGTACAGGGCGGCGCTCTCCGCGTCGGACACGGTGCGCACCCGCGCGCCCGTCTGGCTGTAGATCTCCACCGTGTTCCGCAGATTGGAGATGTCCTCCGTCACCCGCAGGCTCTGGAGGTTCTTCCCCGGCGCGATCTCCAGCACAGCGGCCTCCGGCTTTTCCACCACCTCCAGCTCCCCCAGGCCGTTGAAGCGGGAGAGGTAGCGCCGCCCGTTCTGCCGGGCGGCCAGGGTGTAGAGCCCGTCCACAATCTTGTCCAGGTCCCACCCCGGATATTTGCGGCTGACCCGTACCCCGGTGACGGCCAGGTCGGCCACCGGAATCCCAAAATCCCCGCAGAGGGCCCGCACGGCTTCCTCGGGGGCCGCGCCCCGGAAGGTGTACCAGCCCTCGTTGTTGGCCAGGAAGCGCCCCCGGTCCAGGGCGGTCAGGGCGGTGGTCACCCCCTCGGCGGCTTTTTCCCGGGTGACGAGGTCTCCCCGGAACCGGGTGCGGCCGCCGCACCAGAGCCGCAGCTCATTGCCCAGCTCGCAGGGCAGCTCCGGCAGGCTCCCGTCGTTGGGCGTGGCCATGACGGCCTCCACGGAGCGGGACACCCGCTTGATGCTGCCCGACCAGGTGAGGGTGCTCACCCGCTCCGTCACGTCCCAGGTCTCCCCCTGGGGGCTGACGATCACCACCTGGTACTCTGCCATAGGCCACCTCCCGACGCGATTTTATCCAGCTCCAGATCCGCCAGGCTCTTCACCGTGTTCTCCGGCACCCAGGGCACAAGGCGCGCCGTTCCGCTCTCCTCTTCTTTCACCTCCCGCACCTTGGTGGCGGCCGCGATCTTCGCCGACGGCGGCCTGGCCGCGGCCGCCGGGAGCTGGGCCAGCGGCGGGATGGTGAGCACCTGACCGGGGCGGATCAGGTTGGCGTTGGCGATGCCGTTGGCGGCGGCCAGCCGCCAGGCCAGGGAGCCGTCCCCATAGTACCGGCGGCAGATGCCCCACAGGGTGTCACCGCTGGCCACCGTGCAGGTCTTGGCCGTGGCCGTGCCGGTGGCGCTGTCCCGGCTGGCCGCCGTCCCCGCGCCGGAGGCGGACGGCTCCGCGGGCAGCACCGGCGTCTCCGGCCGGGTGTACTGGCGCAGGGTGATGTCGGCGTACAGGTCGTTGGTGCCGTCCTGCTCCCGGTAGGTCACCCCCTCCAGCAGCACCGCGGCGTTGACCGGCGTGCCGCTGACCATCCAGCGCACCACCGTCCCCTTGTCCACCCACCGCTCCAGCTGCTCCAGGTAGAGCCAGGGGTTGGTGCCCGCCCCCGGCGACAAAAACGGGTACGCCTGGGCGGGCAGGAGGCAGTCGTGCAGGGTGGTGCTCCCCATCCTTTTCCCGCCAAAGAAGTTGAGATCCCCCAGTTGGTCCACCGTCACCGTCTCGATGGCGGCCTCATGGGCCCACTGGTAGCCGGCCGGGGTCACCGGGAGTACCAGCTCCACGCCGGCGGCCTCCTCCAGGAAGGTAATCAGCCGCAGCACTACCGCACCCCTCCCATCTGTGCCAGCCGGAGCCTCCAGTAGAGCGCCTCCGCAATGGCGTCGATGTCGCTCTCCTGGCGCACCTCGAAGGTATTTCCGGTGATGGTCACCTGCGCCCCGCCGCCCTGGTCGGCCTGCCGGGCCTCCCGGGCAGTGAGCACCCGCTCCCCCTCGTGGAGCAGGGCGGCGTACCCGTCGTAGGGCACCCGCTCCAGCCCGGCGGCGTGCGAACGCCATACGCCGTCCTCGTCGTAGTAGCCGCCCCGCCGCCAGTTGCCGTACCGCCGCTCCTCCACGGACAGTCCGGTGGTAGTCTCCGACCCGGTCCCCACCAGTGCCGATGCCATTCCCGCCGCCAGACCCTTGCTGTACTCCTGGCTCTTGCGGTATCCGGCGTCCCAATACGCCTGATTGGAGCTGGCGTCGTCCCGGATTGCTGCCGCCAGGGCCAGCTCCGACTCCAGCGCCAGTTGTGCCCCCTCTGATGCGTTGTACTCGTTCATGCCCTGCACCTTGGCCTGCATGATCAGCCGTCCCATCTCGGCGGCGTCTCCCTCAGCCTGGGCCTGCTGGTACTCGTCGGTTTCCATCATGGCCTCCACGGCCTCCCGCTGGTACTGCTCCTTCGTGTTCTCCAGCTCGGCCTGCCAGGCGCCGATGGCCCGGTTGGCCTCGTCCATGACGCCGCTGTTCAGCCAGTCCATCTGAGCCTGGATGCCCTCTTTCCGCTTCTCATTGTAGCCCTCGCCGTAGGCCGCCTCCGCGTTGGCCTCCGCGTCGGCCAGGTTGTCCACCATGCCTTCATAGGTGCCCGCCATCTGCTCCGACAGGCCGCCGTACTGCTCCTGCATGTAGGCGAGGATCTCCTCCACGGCCTCGGAGCCCTTGATATCCCCGCGGGTCACCTTCTCCGCCACCGCGGCGGCGTCGCCCCACTTGCTCAGGGCCTCGTATACGTCGATGCCCCGCTCGGAGAAGTAGTTGAGGTATTCCTGGGTGGTCTTGTCCGTCAGCTCCATGCGGCTCAGGCCCGCAATGAGCACCGCGTTGTCGCTCTCGTTGAGGGAGAGGGCGGCGGACGCATCCGACAGAGTGGTGAGGATATCCAGGGACTTGTCCGCCCCGAAGGGCTTGACCAGGCTCTTGGCGTACCCCGTGATCTCGTCGTAGGTGTAGTTGGTCATGGCGGCCATGTCCTGCACGTCGGCCAGGAAGGCCGCCGCTTCCTCCTCCGAGCCCAGCAGGGTGGTAAAGGCCATCTGCTTTTGTTCCCGCCCGCCCGCAATGGAGGAACCGGAGGTGACGGCCTCCTTCTGGGCGGAGAGCTGCCCCTCCGCCGCCTCTTGCACGTAGCTTTTGAACGCCTGGTCCTTTGATTCAAAGATCTCCGCGCCGCCTGAAACCGCACCTGCCAGGGCCCCCACAACAGCGCCCACCGCGATTCCGGGCGCGCCCAACACCGCACCCATGGAGCCTCCGGAAACCGCCCCGGACAGGATCGAGGAGGCCATACGCGCCTCCGGCTCCCCGATCGCGCTGCTCAGGAAAGCATCCCCCACCTTCCCCAGCGCGTCGCTCCAAAGGCTTCCGACCCCGGCTGCCATCAGCCCCTTTGCCAGTCCGCCCAGTCCTGTGCCGCTCTTTTCGCCTCCCGCCCGGTTGTCGGCCTTGCTGATGGCGGAGGCCGCGTTCCGTGCCTGCTTGTATAGGTCTTGATAGGCGGCGCTGTTCTCCTTGATGGCGGCCTCGGTGTCGCTGAGCTCCCGCCGCAGCCTGGCCTGCTCGTCAATGGCGTCGTCCAGCGCGCCCTTGCTGGTCTCGTCCTTCAGCTTGCGGTAGCTCTTCTGGGCCTCCCTGACCTTTACATCCGTCTCGGCGATCGCCTTTTTCAGATTTGCGGAGTGGCCGACCAGCTCGGTCTGTGCCTTGTCATACGCCTTCAGGCTGGCCTCCAGCTCGTCCAGGCTTTTGTCAAACGCCCTGCTGCTCCCGGCAATGCTTTTCAGCGTTGGGCTCACCCGGTCGTACAGTGTCATGACAATGCCCACTTCTTCCGCCATATCCTCACCTCCTGTTGACTTTCCTGCCTGGTATGCTATAATCGAACTGCAAATAGAAAGGGGGAGGGCTTCCATGACGCCGGAGGAACGCCGCGCGCAGCTTGCAGCAGAGCTTGACACCCTTTTGGACGCCGTTGTATCCATTGGCCCCCACTCCCAGCGGGATGCCGACGCAGGCGCGCCGGAGGGCGCTTTCCTCGCCGAGCTGGAGCGCCAGTTGAACGAAAAGACCGCCGAGCTGGAGGCGCTCAACGCCCGCATGAATACCTTCTCCTACCGGTTCCGGGCGACCAGCCGCGGCCTGCTGTGGCTGGTCTGGCTGGCTGCGGCAGGCATGCTCGTATTCTCCTTCACCCTTGCCCCTTTCCTTGGCCCTGGATACCAGGCCGTCTTTCTGCCCCTCGCCCTGGCCTGTATCGCGTGGGCCGTGTGGGCCAGCATCCCGCCCAAGGTATAGCCCCTCCGCCGCCCCCTTCCGGGGGCGGCGTTTTCGTTTGTGTCCACGCCTCTCCGTGTCACACTCCGGGTTGGCTCCACGGCCGTAGGGGCCGATGCCCCAGGGCGGTCTCTCTTGCCCCCTTGGGGCAATTCACCTTCTGCCCACATCGGCCCGC